CGCCTGTTTGTATAAATCCATCACTTGCTTGGTCCAAGGCCACTTATTATGTTTAAACAAATATTCCACTTCATCAGGTCTCGCTTGTTGTTGAACGACTTTCATATCATATACCACGTTTGGGTTCAAAACTTTTTGGAATTTCAAAAATTTCGCCACTAAATCTTTAGACCAAGCATTCGCAGCAAATCCTTCTTTTAAAGAAGAGTTCGTCCAGGCAACTCTAGATAAAATAATAAAAAACAACGCCAAGGCAATCGCATATTTAAAATGAATATAGGAAACTCCTAAAATAATAAATAACAAAATGACATTTCCTAAAAAGGTTTTAAAAGCCATAAAAAACAATTCGGGTTTCAAGAAAAGAATAATTAATACAATGACAAAAACCGAAACCACAGTTACAAATGATGTATTATTAGAAGGAATAAATATATTTATATCTTTTTGAATAGAACGAGTCATATAAAATATATAAATATATAAAAATATATAAAATCAAATCAAATGAAAAATTTTATATAATAAATAAGAATGTAAATAGAGGATTATACATTTTGTATTGACATTAAATTCGCGTTAATATTCTTTTTTAATATTTGTCTTTTTTCGTCATCATTACGTACGATTACTTCTACTAATTTGGGATTCCCATTAATATCCGGAATTGTTAGAGTACGACCCGTAACTTTTGTACTATCTGTAACTTCTCGAATAGGAATTATATCAAAATCATACGCACTTATAGTAGCCGTATCTGGATATACTCTATAATTTTTATTTTCAGGTAAATAAACTTTTAAAGATTTAAAATCCTCTCCTCTATCATATGCATATACCTGACTGGCTTTATTATGATATAATGTATGCATTATTATACATTCTTTATTAGATGGAGATGATAATTTATTACAGTCGTGCAGGTCATATTTGTGATATTTATTATATTGACTTAGGCGTTTACTTATTTTATTAGGGTCGGGATCATTACGATCATAAGTTATTTGTTTTTTAATTAATAATACCATATCATCTTTAAGAACAAAGGGTTCTTTCATATTAATTCGAATATTATTTTCATAATCTGTATTACTATTCGTACTGCTATTACTATTACTACTACTACTACTAATAGTAGTCTTACCACTATCACTACTATTGCTACTTAATGAAAATGACGGCCACCCCCCGACAGCTTTTTTACTTTTATTACCATTTCTTCTTTTATTTTTATAACTAATTCTTTTTTTATAGGCTTTACGGGTTTTCGTATTTTTCCGAATATTTCTTTTTACCTTTTTACTTTTACTAAAGTCTCTTTTGTAAGAAGCCATAATATATTATATAAATATAAATATAAATATAAAATCTGTTTTATTTTTCAAAAATCACACATGACCCCCCTTACTCTTTAACCCCAGTATACCATTCAGGTGGCGTATTATAATTCACAATCTGAACCGGAGGAGGAGCATAAGGCGTCTTTGAGTTCGACGATCCACCATTCACCGCAAAAGGGAACGGCTTTAACGCGCCCGTAGGATTCGCACACTTGCGCTGTACCTGTAAAGTGTATTGACTCGCCGTCTGTGGAATATGTAATGTCTTGGTATAACCAGCGTTGGACTCCTGTATTTTATACACATATTTCGCCGACGATGTAGAGCAACCATTTGGACCACCTCTAACCCGATACCCAACATAAAGCGCCTCTTTATTCGTATCATTGACACAAATATTCGCAGCGGCTTTGGTCTGAATGTATAACCATTGACTTGCGTTATCCGACAAATTACTATTGCCATAAACAGGTTGTACCCAAACATTCGGATACTGACCATTGTTGATCCACTTGTATTTCTTTTCCAACATACCCTTGGTAGAGAGAACCGATGGTTTAATATATTGATATTGATCGCCTAAAACAATCGCGCGACTCGCGTTATAAACTGGCTCAGCGCGTTTATATGTACCGCAACAACCACCAGAACCATATGGAAATTGTCCCCTAAAAGGAGTGCCATTTCTAGACATTGCCATACTTTGACCGACATACCCGACGTTTCTTCTGCCACCATTTAAAGAAAATCCCTCTGGACCCGATGCCCCGATCACCAATGTCCCGTCATTTTTCCCAAAAGGTCCTTGATTCAACCACACGCCACCAGGACGTTTTCCCGATACATTTGATCCATAACGAATAACCCCCTTTTTTTTGAATGCTTGAATCGACATATATATGATAAAGGAAGATATTAAAAACAAAAAACAAAAAACAAAAAAACAAAAAACAAAAAAACAAAAATATACATTACATTACTTACATTTTCGTAACTAATATCGCCTAAACTTTGATCGCCGATATTTTCCAATACCAGGGATCGTCATAGATTATTTTAATATCTTTGCCAGACATGAGCCGATCTTTCACACTATTCGCCAGACTATTATTATACCATTCATTAAAATATATAAACACCATATTGGAGTAATCATTATTTTTATAAGACCCCTTTTTTTTAATAACATCTATTTTTTGAATAGATCCAAAAGAATATTTATTTATAATTTCAAAAACCTGGTCTTTGGTAACACATGTATTCACGCGGGGAATACATAGATTCGGGAAACTTTCTAGCTGTACATGTATGCTATTTTTATTAGTGTGGTTACCATCAAAAGCAACATCATGTGTCATTTTATTTATTTTTTACATTTATAACAAAGAAATAAAAACAATCAATTTTTAATTGAAATAAAATAAAATTGAATTTCGTTTTCAAACCATTTATATTGTCAAAAACCCACAAAGAAAAAATGTCAAAAACAAAATGCGCATATTGCCATCATATTGGTCACAACATAAACAATTGTAAGGACCCATCCATTGAAATACTTGATAAAACAATATTAGAAAAGTTCGTATTTATAACAGTTCTATTTAGAACCCTCGTTTCACATTATGACATCATTTTATCTTTCAAAGGAATATTGAATATGTTGTCCTATAATGAATTAAAAATATTGATTTATAAAAAAAACTTGAAAAAATTAACTATAAATGATGAAAAAAATACATATGTACATTATTTACGTGTAAATTATCAAGACACAGTTTATTCATATTCAAAGAATCAATTAAAACAAAAACTCAATGAAATAAGTGATGAAAATTATCAAATATATGGAGACGAATATTTAAAAACCGAGCTAATTTCCGATTCATTTGAACTGGAAGAACTTTTATTGAACCGTATGTATGAATTCCGCCCACCGCAAAGAAAATTCGACATCACAATCAAAACCACACCAACACAACCCTCAACAAAAGACTGCCCCATTTGCCTGGACGAAATCCCACCAACCAACCAAATAATCACAAATTGTAATCATACATTTTGTAATGATTGTATTCAAAAATATTTTAAAAGTCTTAATAACAACATCAACCAACACCCAGTTTGCGCCTATTGTCGAGACCCCATGAAATCATTGGAAATACCTAACCCCGTTTTATGTAATCAAATACAAACCAAGTATTGTACTCAAGAACAACAACAAGAAGAAGTTAAATTACAAATAGTCATTGACAATTCCAGAAATATTTATAGAGAGATACTCGTCCCCACAAATCCACCGCCGATTCCACAGCGTCCGCCAGCCAATCAAAATCAAAATCCAGACCATTTCAATAGGAGTTTCATAAGCATATTTTATCGATTTATAGGTTTTTAAAAAACCAAAGCCAAAGCTATTTTTATATATAAAAAATACTTAAAAATAAAGATAGTTATTATTGTATAATATATATATATAATAATATGAAATTCATAACAAGTATTATAAAAAAGTTCATCCCAAAACAACCACCGACCCCCGTGGGTAGATGGAGAATAGAACATTGTAATTCACAAATGAATCATAAAATAGATTTATCAAACGAAGACCATTGCGGTCCTTGTGGTCAATACGCATTAGAAAAAATAGAATTAAAAAATCAAGACACGCACAAAGAGACCAAATAAAACCCTAACCCATCCACCGACCAGACTATAATTCTATTTTTTCCCTGAATGGATCCATCAAATTCGCAATAAAGGGATTCAACTCAAGTGGACTCACCAGTTTTTTGTAATGAAAAATATAGCCCCAAATCCAGCGGTTCTTTATGATCTCCGCATTTAATATTTCTTTTTGAAACATTTGGTCAATGATGGAAAAAGCGGACTTTAACAATAATATTTCCTTGACCAAATCCTTTTTCAAATTAAATAATTTCACCAACTGTCCACGATAATCGTCATTCAACATATGCTTATTCGTCTTCGACACCGCATTAATATACCGAATTTCATTCTTGACATTTTTCAAATTCGTAATCGTCTTTTTTCTATGATCATCTATTTTTTTGATGATGGAAAAAATATTCGTCCCATAAATAACCGGATAACGCATACGGATCGCCTGGGGAATCAAAAACTGATTCGTTTCTTTGATTTCCGCGATTTTCTTCTCCACATCCGTCAGCTTTTTCATCATTTCTTGTTCTAATTCTTTTTTCAAATTCGTATCATGATTCCGCACAATCAACGCATTTTCTTGATCCCCAGAACCTCCAACACCAATCGAAAAATCCCTAAATAACAATATAGACCCAGATGTGAATTCAACCGTCGATTGTAATTTATCGTATTGGTGAGACGATATTTTGTGCGCCTCGGACGCCGCATCCAATTTCAAATAATTCACAATCGCCAACAAAAAGGCAATCACCGCATTCACAGAGGATATCAATATAGAACCCCAACTAAATACATCGACCACCGATGCCAACACCGTGGCTGCGGTCGATAGTAAAATCGCCGGCATCATAAGCATATTCAGCTTTTGTTCCGAATACGACTTTGCCTCCATGTAAATAATTTTATGACCCTTCAAATAACTAGCTAATATATCCAACGCCGACGAATATTTATGATTAATATCCGAATAATATTTGTCAATACTGCGTTCTACTTGATGATAATTTAATTTTTTGTAAATAATCCGATTTTTCACACCACCCCCCACCATATTTTTACCATCTATGGAATTCATATCGTCTTCGCTATAGGTATCACTTAAATCACTGGTATTTTCCCCAAAATAATTATCATCACCACTACTGCTACCCCCGTCTTCAAAACTCTTCATCGCTTCTTCACCCGAATTCCTGTTTTTCTTCTTCAAAAGTTGAAATACATTTTTTTTCATCATCATATCCCCTGTATCACAATTGTCACAATTATTATCATCAATATCTGTAATGTCAATTTTCACTTCTTGAATAGATAGATCATTGCCTTGATCCATAGATACAATACAAAAATATTTTTATTTTGATAATTATTTTGATTTTTATTTTTATTTTAAAAATCTAGCAATAATATATGACTCAAACTCGTAAAAATGTCCCATGGAAAGGACACGGTGTCCCATGGAAAGGATGGAAAAATGAAAAACCAAATTACCATCAACGAACAGTCATGCGTAAAAAATGCGGATCCAAATGTTTTTTAGGACCAAAAAGCAAAAAATCATTCCCTATATGTAAAAAGAATACATGTAAGATTTCCCGAAAGGGAGTATATGCTGCGTATGTTAGAGCACGCCAAACAAAACACACCCGCATCGCCCAAAAGGCAAAACGCATGTTACACCAAAAATGAAAACACAAACAATCCAAAAATGAAAAACTAAAAATAAAATTGAAATAAAAAGTAATTAAATATTACTATTTATTAATATAACACCAACTAAAAACAAAAATGTTACAAATGATATTTCAAAATGAGGATTTGATGAATGAATATATGCATTATGATAATGATGATTATTCAATATACAAAAATCACAATCATAATCACAATCATAATCACAATCATAATCACAATCATAATCATAATAAAAAAG